TGGTAGGCTTCTTGGTTGGTTATACGTTGGCGATGATGATGTATCACTCAACGAACAAATGATTGAAGAAGGATATGCTTGGGAGTATGATGGTGGTTCTAAGAATAAAAACTTCGCTGAGTTGAGAGAGATTCGTATAGCACAAGGTACTCTTGAACCTGAAGTACCTGAAGAGGGTGATCCCTTACCTGAGGTAGGAGATGGTACAACAATACAATCTACTACTGCTGCAAACTTACCTGGATTATACTAATGTTTGGAATGTTAAATGTCGTAGAGGCATGGAATGAGATCAGTTGGGCTGATGCTATTCCATTTACTCTAGTATTAATAGGTCTTTACTGGGTTAAAGTAAAGATAGATGCATCTGTCGGTATCGGTAGAAAGAAACAGAATCAACTGAAGAGAACTATCGTAGAGGCAATAAAAGAAGCCAATGGCTGAGAAGCAGGAGATATATCTAGGTAACCCCAATCTCAAACGGGCTAACGTTAACACTAACTTCTCACCTCAAGAGGTGCAGGAGTTTATAAAGTGTAGCGAAGATCCTGTTTATTTCATTCGCAACTATATCAAGATTGTTAACCTCGATCAAGGTATAGTTGGTTTTGATCTGTACGATTTCCAAGAAGACATGGTGAATCGATTCCATGAGCATCGATTCAATATAGCAAAGCTACCACGTCAGTCAGGTAAATCCACAGTGGTTACTGCTTATCTCCTGTGGTATGCAATTTTTAATGATAATGTCAACATCGCAATCCTCGCAAACAAAGCAGCCACTGCAAGAGAAATGTTGGGTCGCTTACAACTTTCTTACGAAAATCTCCCTAAATGGCTTCAACAAGGTGTGGTCAACTGGAACAGGGGCTCCTTGGAGTTGGAGAATGGAAGTAAGATCTTGGCTGCTTCTACTAGTGCAAGTGCTGTTAGGGGTATGTCCTTTAACATTATATTTCTGGACGAATTCGCCTTTATTCCGACGCATATTGCTGACGAGTTCTTTAGTTCTGTCTATCCTACTATATCTTCTGGTAAGAGCACTAAAGTTATAATCATATCTACCCCCAAGGGTATGAATATGTTCTATAAACTGTGGCATGATGCAGAGAAAGGACAGAATGAATACACCACAACAGAGGTACACTGGCAACAGGTACCAGGTAGAGATGCTAAATGGAAAGAAGAGACGATACGAAACACATCAGAGGAGCAATTCAACCAAGAATTTGAGTGTGAATTCCTAGGATCTGTTAATACTCTCATCAGTAGTACTAAATTAAAGACATTAGTATACGAAGAGCCTATTAAGAAGGAAGCAGGACTCTCTGTATATGAAGATCCACAGGAAGGACACTCATATCACATTTGTGTTGACGTTGCTAGGGGTCTAACTAAGGATTATTCTGCATTTACAGTGGTAGATACCACAGAAATACCCTATATGGTGGTAGCAAAGTATAGAAATAACAAAATTAAACCATTATTATTCCCAGATATCATTCATAGGGTTGCTACTGCATATAACCAGGCGTATATAATGATAGAAGTTAATGATATTGGTGGTCAGGTAGCAGATATCATACAATTTGACCTAGAATATGAGAATTTACTCATGTGTGCCATGAGAGGTAGAGCAGGTCAGGTAGTAGGACAAGGATTTAGTGGCACTAAGGTGCAACTTGGGGTTAAAATGAGCACAACTGTCAAGAAAACTGGTTGCTCTAACCTAAAACAGTTAATTGAGGATGATAAACTCATCTTTAAAGACTATGACATCATGGCAGAGTTAACAACCTTCATTCAGAGAGGTCCAGCATGGGAAGCGGAAGAAGGATGTAATGATGACCTTGCTATGTGTCTGGTTATCTTCGCATGGTTAGCAACTACGGATTATTTCCGTGAGTTACATGACGATGATGTACGGATGAAGATGTATCAAGAGCAGAAAGAGGGAATAGAAGCGGATATGGCACCATTTGGTTTCATTGACAACCATGTAGATTATGAACAGACTATAGTAGATGATGAAGGTACTCAGTGGAATGTGGATGAGTACGGAGATAACTCACATATGTGGGAATATTTGTCGTGAGTATAGAGTCAGACCTAGAACTTGAGCACCTCCTATTTAAAGAGAGGAAGTGTCGGTTTTGTGGTCAGACTAAATCACTACTAGAAGATTTTTATTTGACAAGGAAAGATAGAGGTAATAATCCATCAGCATATGCGTATGAATGTAAGTCTTGCACCATATGGAGAGTCAATAGAAAGAGAAATAGGAAAAGACCTTTGCCTCCATACCTAGCAGACTACCCTGACTGGTAATCACGGCTTGATTCCCCAGTGAAAAAACACGTTTCGATAAATAATTTCAGCATCCAATTTGGACATACACTAGGAGATTTAACAGATGGCATCGACACAACTTTCACCAGGAGTTGTCGTACTTGAAAGAGACCTGACCAACGTAGTAAACGCAACAGTAGATAATATTGCTGCTATCGTTGGTTCTTTTGAAAAGGGACCTGTAGAACAGGTAACTAATGTAACCAGTGAGAAAGAGCTTCTTTCTATTTTCGGCAAACCTACGGACTTTAACTACGAGTATTGGTTTAGTGCGGCTCAATTCTTACTATACGGAGGTACTGTTAAGGTAGTCCGTGCAGTTAACGACTCACTGAAAAACGCAATTGATACTGCACAGTATACTGTATCAACGTTTAGTGCATCGGATACAACTTTAACGGTTGCATCTTCAACAGATTTCGATGTTAATGATGTCCTCTTTATAGATGCTGAATTACTTACTATCTCCAGTGTTTCTGGTAATGACGTAACAGTTCAACGTGGACAGTTAGCAACATCTGCTGTATCTCACGCTGCTGCAACTTCAATCACATTGATTGAGCCAGCTGGCACATCAACAACCATCGCTGAAGGTGGAACATATAGTGACAGTGACGTAACTCTATCAGTTACATCTGCTGCTGCTCTTGGTGCAGGTACTAACTCTTACATTAGAGTTGACGATGAGATTCTTCAAGTATCTTCTATCGCAGGTAATGATCTAACCGTTGTACGTGCTCAGTTAGGTACAACTGCTGCTGCACACACTGATGGATCTACTGTTACTCTTCAGACTGTTACAACTAACAAGACTGAAATTAACGAGACAACTGCTACTGGTGTTACTGCTCCTCTAATTAAGAATCTAGAGACATATGAAGCTAATGTAGAAACTGCTTCTAACAACTGGAAGTGGGGTGCTAAGTATGCAGGTACATACGGTAACTCAGTTCGTGTTGTAGTTACAGACGCTGGTCCTGATCAGATTCTATATCTTGCACAACCAACTTCTGCTGAGTGGGAATTCGTAAACAACGCTGAAGTTTCATTCTCTAACGCTAACATCTACGGTAAGGTCTATGACTATACTGTTATCGTTACCTTCAAGGATGACGCTGAGTTAGTTGGATCATTCGAGAAAGACAACTATATCACTGCTGTTAGTGGTGGTGTTACTGGTCGTATCGTTGCTTATGATAAAGTAAATCGTAAGTTAGAAATCACAGTTGATGGCACATCTACTGACGTGCTTGAGATTAATGATACAATTACTGAGTTAGCAAACAACTCTAACACACCTGGATCCGCTACTGGAGACAAGGGAGATATCGAATCAATCAACCGTGAATTACGTGTTGCATTGAATCAGGCATCACCTAACTTCCAAGCAAACCAGACTGTTGTTGATGGAAATGCTGCAACTATATCCATTGCTAACGTTGAGTCTGACTATGAGTCAAGACTATACGGAGATAATACAAAGTGGATCAACGTTGCTGCTAGACCTACAACTTCCGCATGGGTTGGAGACAGAGGTGGTTACAATGATCTAATGCACATTCTGATCATTGATGGAGACGGAAAGATTACGGGTACTCCAGGAGCAGTCCTAGAGAAGCACCTTAATGTTTCTAAAGCAAATGATGCTAGATCACCACAAGGTGACAACATCTATTATAAAGATGTAATTAAGAATTATTCTTCTTACCTATACTGGGGTAGTCATGAGACTGCTAACGTATATGATAAGGACACTGTTTCAAGTGGAGTGTTTGGTACTTCAGGTATCAACAGAGAATTTGATATCATCAAAGCAGCTAATGCACTTAACAACCTAGATGATCCAACAGGATTGAATCCTCTAGCAGTGCCTCTACTTGGTACTAAGAACCGTGCAACTATCCGCTACGCACTACAAGGTGGTGTAGATGGATACACGATCCAACGTCCTGATATCTTAGGTTCATACGATCTATTCAATGATGCAGAGACTGTAGACATTGATTACCTACTCATGGGTCCATCTATGAGTGGTATAGATGATACGATTGCTAAAGCACAGCATGTAATTTCTATTGCTGCTGCACGTAAGGATTGTATCGCATACGTTTCTCCTTATCGTGGAGATGTGATTGGTCAGACTAAGACATCAACAATAGTACAACGCACAGTTAACTATTATGACCAGTTAAGCAGTACATCATACGCTGTATTTGACAATAACTACAAATACATATATGATAAGTATAGCGATAAGTACCGTTACATTCCTTGTAACGCTGACGTTGCTGGATTAACATTATCCACAACCTTACAACAGGAGCCTTGGTATTCACCTGCTGGCTTTAACAGAGGACAATTGAGAAATGCAATCAAACTTGCTTACTCACCTCTTAAAGATCACAGAGATTCCTTATATGCTTCACGCATCAACCCAATCGTAGCCTTCCCTGGACAGGGTATAGTCCTCTTCGGAGACAAGACTGCACTGAGTTATGTGTCTGCCTTTGACAGAATTAACGTTAGACGTTTATTCCTAGTCATGGAAGAAGCAATTTCAGAGGCTGCTAAGACCCAACTATTCGAGTTAAATGACGAGTTCACTCGCCAGCAATTCAAGAACATTGTTGAGCCTTACCTACGCAGTGTCCAATCAAGACGTGGTATTGTTGACTTCCTCGTAGTTTGCGACGGAACAAACAACCCTGCTGAATCGATTGACCGTGGTGAATTCTACGCAGAGATATTTGTGAAACCCACAAGATCTATCAACTTCATCACATTGACCTTCACTGCAACTAGAACTGGAGCAAGCTTCAGTGAGCTAGTATCATAATGAGTAAACCGTGGCATGACTTCATGCTCAACCTCAAATAGGAGAATAAAATGTCAGCATTCGACAGCCAGACTTATCCTGGTCAGTCTGAAGGAAAACAAATCAATGCACCTATCCTAGACTTTAGGAATAGGATTCAAGATTTAGCCCGCCCTAACCTGTTTCAGGTTGAAGTAGGATTTCCTCAGATAGTAGACAACGGTACACCTAACTCAGGTGCTAGTTCTCTTAA